ATGCTGCCACAAGAATTTGACTTTATGGCCGCGATCTTTTAGTGTCTTGTCAAACGCTCCTGGGTGAATGATGTCGCCGCCTGCGTCCACGTTGCCAAAAGCGGAGGCGTAGCCCTCGATGGTTCGGCCTTCGGCGTCCAGGTTGGTCAGTTCAAAAGCAAACGTCTTGTGTTCCGTCGGCTCCGTTCCTACCTTATTCCTCCCTTCCCACATAGTCGCACACATCGCCACGGCTTGCGGGTGATCGGCGGCGCTCTCGTCGTCTAGTACGAACGGGATACAACGGGCGTTGAATTGTTCCTCTGTCTCGTCTCGTCTCGGTTGTGGCATCTCTCTACCTCCTATAAAAAAAGGCGCTACTCCATAATAGAGTAGCGCCGTGTGTCTTACGTTCCTGGTGCTCTGCGCCTGGTGTAGCGCGTGGGTATTTGGTTATTGTAGGTCAGGTTATTTTATGATTGCTCCTCGCCAAGTTCGCGGATGCGGGTCGCTACAGTAGCGGCTGAAATGCCAAAACTGTCGTACGGTTTCCACATTTCATCGCGCCACGTCTCAATTGTATCCCCGTGCGGCATAGCCAAAAACTCACCCTCGACATACAACGAACCATCCAGCTCTATACGCAAGGTTTCGCACAAAATAGAATGCTCCACATCTGCGCCATTCCGGTTCATTACCTCAAATGGCGCAGAAAACCCACCGTGGACACCGGGATCGCGGTCTGGCATCACGTTCAGTTTGCTCGCGTCGTCAACTATCTGCACCGTCGCGTTGCCCTTCCGCAACCGCAACGCCGCCGCCGCTCCTGCCAATACTCTTTGTATGAATGATCGCCTGTTAAGTCTCACTTACACACCTCCGCTTTCCCCTGCCCCACCACCGCCAACACGATTTGATCTTTCAGCTTGACGACGTAGACGACGTATGATTGCCCGTCCTCCAACGCTTGCAATCGCCGCGCGGCTTTGATCGCGGCTTGAGAGAGGTCGGGTGGGGAGGTGGGTTGCTTCACCGTTTCACCTCACTCGGCCCAACCCCGCGCCTCACTCTGTTCAACGGAACGACGCGCCAGTCATAGTTCCCATTATTACGTTCGCACGTATCGGCCTGCGCATCGGCAAGTTCACGGTCGGTTGTATTCCACACCACGCCGCCGGGTGCGAAGTAGCCACGCTGTGGACTGTGGACGGCGTAGAGTTGCGCGGCTGGTTCTGGAAGCTCTGGAAAAGGAATCGGACGCCGCTTTGGTTTTGGTGTTCTGACGAGTCTTTTTAGCCAGGTCATTGCTCTACTCTCTCCCGCTGCAACCGCAACTTGACCGCTGCCAGGAATGTACCCTTATCCTGCACCGTCCAGTTAAATGCTTTTTGATCGAATAGCAACTTGATTGTCCGCGCCGTTACTTGCTCTGGCGTCAAATCCTTCGCTTTGTCGTTCACTGTTACCCCCTCGTTGCCCGAATCATATCGGCCAATTCCATTTTACCCCAAGCGTCAATGGTTGGCAAATTGAGAATATCTTGGGCGCTGTGGCCTGATACCGCTGCCAGGTCATAGTCAACTGCGTCAATGATCGCCTCTCTCAATATCTCGTCAACGTCGTCAATTTTACTGATAGCGCCCCGACCTGTGCGCGCTGCCTGTTTTTCGCCCACCTCAGCCATAAGGCGCATCCGCTGTTCAAACGATGCCTTTGCAATGTCGCGCTGAGTGTATCCAAGTTGCTCTAAAAAGTCACCTTGAAAGACGGTCAGGTCATCTTTCGCCGCTGCCCACATCTCGCCTTGCATCCGCTGTGCCGCTCTGACTGAGAATTGACCCTCTCGAATCTGTACAATGTCGCTGCCAACGCTGGCATAACCGCCAAGTTGTGCGCCGCGCCTTTCCTCTACAACGAGCTTGATTCCCTCTTTTGTGTACTGACGGTAGAGGTTAAATCCCTCCCGCTCTACGCTGTCGGCCAAGTTGCGCCAATCCTCAACCGTCGCTTGACCTGGCATAATCTGCAAGTGCTCCCAAAGCGCAGAGTTTACACGTTGTTCCTGTTGGAGCGATTCGGCTAGTGCATCTATGTAGGTCTGTATACCGTCAGCCTCAAATTGGTTCCCCGCCGCTATCATCGCATCACGCGCGGATTGCGCCTCACTCATCTCTGCGACCACTGCTTGCTCTGATTCCGGAACGAGCCGCGACGCGATTGTCGGGAATGCGGCATCCTCTTCAATCAAGAGGCCCTCCGGCTGTTCGGACCACTCCGGGAAAAATGGGAAGGAAGAACACCGGCAATTCACAACTTCCTCAATCGGCGCTCCTATCGCCTGCGGATGCATCAGTGTCACCGGACTACCATTTACCCCCTGGATGACGAACGGTTGGGACATCGGGATTGGCCCAATGTCTCCACCGTCGACGTAATCAAAGCCCGCTTTGGCGTGCCCTGGCCTGGTACGCTTGTCAATGACTGCGTTCCATTCCTTCATCGGCACTTGCCAGAACTCGAACAGATTGAACGTCCCGGTGTTGCTACTGCGCATCGTTTCAGTTCGGGCTATCATCTCCCGTCGCCACAGTGGCATCCGTTCGGCGTACCACTCGAAATCATCGCTCGTCTTGTTGCCCGTCATCCACTGACCGAACATCGTTTCGAGATTGGATTCCATCTCGCGGATCTGCCAGCCCTCGGCCTGCGCCTGCTGGAACATATTGCCCAGGGTTTCGAGCGTCGTGCTGTTCACCTCTTGGGCAAACGTCAGAGTATAGTCATCGAACCACGCCTCGGCGAACAAGTTGCTCACGTCGAATTGTGCGCCCAGCCCGAGGCCCATCCCTTCCCACATCTCGGCCTGCGCCGTGACGACACCCTCCATCGAAGGCGTGAACTGCGCCTGCCAATTCCCGTTGGCGTCCTGGAGCATATACTCCTGGACTTCCTGAAAGCGCGTTAGCCAGTTGATGCTGGCCTTGGCTTTGCCCGCTGCAATTGCCAGGATCGCCGCCAGGTCAACGGCGAACGCATCGTTGCCCGCACGGGAAAAAGCAGGTTCCCAGGCGTGGGCGATGCGGTCAAACTGCTGGCCCAGGCGTGCCCTCGCCTTGGTGTTTAGAGCGCAGGGAATGTGGGCTTTTTTTTTAACGTACCGATGCTGCGGTTTTGTAAATCGTCAAGCATCTGATCATCGAGGGCGTAAAGCCACTGTTTCAATGCGGCCATAGTATCGTAGTCACCTTCCGCCATTGCTTTCACAAGTCGAAAGAACTTTCTGTCATCATCCGTTGCCTCCGGCTCATCGCCGCCAGCGGGCAGCTTGGGCGCTGTGCTACCAACCGGTATAAGGCTCAATGGCATATAGACCACGTCGCCGTCTGGCACGTCGCCGATGTCGATATTGGTGATGCGTGCGGCTGCGTTCTTGCTAACGCCCGTGCCAACGAGAGATACGAACGACACGACCGATTCATTGACGTTGGCTTGCAATGCCGGGACTTTTGAAAAGTCGTAATCAACCCACTGGCCTGGTACTCTCAAGTAGTATTGAAACTCACGCAAGAAACTGTTGAGTTCTGGCACGAGCGTATCTTCCCAACACGCCTTGCGCGCCTGCTCGTAGGCTTGGCCGTAACTAGATCGGGTCAACCCTACGCGCGTACCTATCAGGATCGGCGGCACACCGAACGGGCCAAGGATGCGGCTCTCGTTGCGTTCGTCGATTGACTCGAATCCCAACTCTGAGAAATTCTGCGAGAGGGTCTTGACGTCACCGCCGCCTTGCAAGATGACCGGCTCTATCCATCTGTCAGAACCGCCATAAATTTCCTTGATGCGTTCACGGATGTGCCCCACCGTCGGATCATCCAATAGTTCCTCAAACGTAAAAGCGATGTTTGGCATAAGGCCACGGTCGAATAACTCTTTCAAAAAGATGGTAGCTGAATTGTCCACGTCCACGCTGTACGCCTCTGGCGAGAGTGGGGACATCCCGTACCCCATTCCCTCCAAGTTATCACCCGGCCAGGGGAGTTTGGTGTGCATCATATCGGCGGGTACGATGGGGAAGCAGTCGCCAGCCTCGAGACGCTGGCGGCGCAAATCGTGTGACCAGTTCATCCACGCCGTGCGGCCTTCCGGCACGTAAAGGTAAGCGATGGTTGCTCGACCTTCCAGATCGGTGAGCGGCACGATGAAGATGCGGTCGGGTCTGATGCCGCGCATCGCCTCAACGGGACCGTCTACCGTGCCGCCCCGGTCGAGGTGGATGTATGAATTGCCCGACAGGTTGTAGTAGACTATCGCTTGTTGGGTTAGCTCCGTCATAGACTGGTGAGTGTTTGGCCTGCTCGTGAGTTGAGCGAGCGGTTCGTCGGCGTCAACCACGTCTGGGTTATCAGGGTTGCCGGTGTAGACGCGCAAGCGGGGGAGCGAGAGAGCGCGCGCCTTGTACATTATTGCGCCGTAGACGAGAGCGTTGAGCGCAAAGCCCTCGGCCACGTAGCTGGCATAGTCGACCAACTGCCACTCAGGGCGACCCTGACGGTAGCCAGGCCACGCCAGCATCCCGGCCTTGCGCTGCATTTGCATCTGGCGTTCCGCCGTGAATAGCGCCTTGATGACGGCGCTCTCGTTGTCCGTTGGCTGGCCACGCCAGGCCGCACGGGCGGCTGCTATGCGTTTTCGGATAGTAGGTTTATTTGACATAATTATCTAGGTGGTCGAGTTGAGTTGTTTTTTTCCTCTTGGATACGTATCAAAAGCGAAGCGATACATATCCCCCATAGGCCGTACATCACAATTACCAACGCCTCGGCTACAACGTTAGGCCCATCCACCACAACGCGCAATACGTGCACGCGAATGAAACCAGTAGCAACGGGGGCAAGTATCATAAACAGAATCAGTTCAATCCGCCGTTTATTCAATTTACTCATAATAAATATGATCTCGCTCGACTATTACACAATATCACCGCATCGCCGCAATCCGTACTACGCCCGATGCGTTTCTTGATCGCTTCTTTACTCTCGACTTGCACGCCCTGCGTCGTCAGTTTCCATCGCGGCGCTGTCAGGTCGGCGAGCACTTCCGGATCAGGTGGCAGTGCTATATCATCTCCATACACCGGGTCAAGCGCCTCTCGCATCCCCCACCACGACTCTGCCCGTTTGTTGCGCATCTTTAGTTTGCCGCTGCGGTCTCGCACCCTCGACTTTGATGCAAAGTTGACGGCGATCACCGCGTAATCCTGCGCCCGCAGCGAATCGTAGGGCGACGAACCAACACCGCCGACGTCGATGTAACAGGGCGTCGATGCATCCCCTCCCCACTCGTGCGTCGCCTTCACAATCTGCGCCGCCGCTGTTGGCCCATCCTTGATACGCTTGCCCGGCCATTTGCGTAAGGCTGTAAACCAGTTGTCGTGACGCCCCACGATGGTCAGTTGATCACGGCCACCGCGTGCCTGGTCGCTGCCTATCGCCGTCAGCGGGACGCCTTCGGGCGGCTCTTCCGTCCATCGTGCCTGTGCTGCTTTCACCCA